AATAGCAGATACAACAGTCACTTATTACACAGGAACAACAGGCAAATTATTTGAATGTAATGCAGTCTTAAATACTAATAAGAAAATATTAGATAACGTTAAAACTCTTTTAAGAGGTATGAGAGGATTATTACCTTATGTTCAAGGTGAATATAAACTTTTAATAGAAAGCACAGGCACTGCAACCTTTACGTTAAATGAAGATATTATTATAGGTGGTGTTAAATTAGAAAGTGAAAGAAAAGATCAAAAATATAATCGTGTCTTAGTAAACTTTGTTAATCCTGAAAAGGGATATCAAGCAGATACTATCGTTTATGATACAGACCATGCCACACTAAAGACTGCTGATGGCGGTTTCTTACAAGAAGGAAATGTCACTTTAGATACAATTAACTCACCCTATCAAGCACACGAATTTGGAAAAATTGTTCTTCAAAGAAGTAGAAACAATTTGAAGCTAGGACTTACTGTTAATTATGAAGCATTAGATTTAGCAATAGGTGATATTGTGAATGTTAGTTCAACAATATTGGGAATGACAAATAAACCATTTAGAGTAAGTGGTATGACGCTAAATGCAAATTTTACTGCTAGTCTATCTTTACAAGAACACCAAGACAGTTGGTACACATTTAGCACTATTAATGAAGTAGCTACTATTGGTGATACTAATTTACCTGATCCCTTCACAGTACAACCCCCATCTTCAGTCACCCTTGCTGATGAACTAATATCTTACAATGACGGAACAGTTATTGTTGCCATGAATATTACTATTGGTGCATCACCAGACCAATTTGTTAGAGAATATCAAGTAGAATATAAAAGAACTGCTGATAGTAATTTTATTGTGCATAGTAGAGGCACAGTAGATTTATTTCATAGAGTATTGAATGTTATCTCAGGTGATAATTACACAGTAAGAGTTAAGGCTATAAATTCATTGGGTGTTGAAAGTACAAACGTCACTGCCACAAGAGATATTGTTGGTGAAATTGATCCACCAAGTGATGTGCAAGACTTCGCAATTAATATCGTAGGTAGTGATGCTCATCTGTCTTGGGAGAGTATTCCAGACGCAGATTTGAACTATTATGTTATCAACTTTACTACAGAAACAGTTAATCCAGAATGGCAGAATAGTTTTACTTTAATTAACAGAGTATCAAGACCTGCAACCTCAGTCACTGTACCTGCCAGAACAGGTAGCTATTTAATTAAGGCAGTAGATAAGCTAGGCAACTTCTCATCTAATGAAGCTATTATTACTACTAATATTACTGCGATTGGTAATTTTACTAATGCCAATACTGCTACAGAAAATCCAGATTTTACAGGAACAAAAACAGACTGTGTTGCAGTGGATAATGCTTTAGAACTAGATAGTATTGAAAACTTTGATGATAATACCTCAGATAATTTTGATGACATAACTACAAGAAACTTTGATGGTGGTACAACTAATGACAATGTTCCGTCTATTGGAACGTATGAATTTGCTAATATTATAGATTTAGGAAGTACACAGACAACTAGACTAACAGGAAATATTACTCAAACTACAGATGATAGAGATAGATTGTTTGATAACGTATCAGGACTATTTGATGATCAAGCATCTAACTTTGATGGTGACGCATCTGTGAACGCATCTAGCCATTTAGAGATAGCTACATCCACAGATAATATCACCTATACATCATTTAGAAATTTCAATGTTGGTGATTATTCCGCTAGGTATTTTAAATTTAGATTAATCATGCAGAGTTTAGATAACTCCGCAACTCCTGTGGTATCAGCACTATCCGTAGATGCAGATATGATTGAACGCTTAATATCTGAGAATGATGTGGTTTCTGGTGCAGGAACTAAAGCTATCACATTCTCACCTGTGTTTATTTCAACACCTGCTATTGGTGTTTCAGCACAAGGGTTGGCAACAGGTGATTTTTATGAGATAACATCTAAGTCAACTAGTGGATTTAGTATTACATTTAAAAATTCAGGTGGCACTGCAATAAGTAAAACATTTGACTATATAGCGAAAGGGCATTAAAAAGAGTTATGGCACAACACGATATGAATATCGCCAATCAGGGTTTCCCTGCTACAAGAAGCGATATAAACAATGCATTATCAGCAATTAATTCAACACATTCTGGATCATCAAGACCAAGTGGAGCAGTCTCAGGTACTATTTGGCTAGATACCACATCAGCTACTTCCCCTACTTTAAAATATTATGATGGTGCAGGTGATATCTCTTTAGCCACTATTGACCATTCAGCTAATACAGTTAATTGGTTAGATAGCACAGTTTCAATAACAGGATTAGCAACATCAGCTTCAGGAACAGTTTTAACATTATCAGACGCTAATATTCTTTTTGCTAAGAAGGGATATTTTGCAGAGCAGACATTAACAGACGGAGCAACAATAGATTGGAACTTATCTACCCAACAAGTAGCCAAAGTCACCCTTGCAGGTAATAGAACTCTAAACGCACCCACTAATCAACAAGCAGGTGCATTTTATTCTTTAGCTATTATTCAAGATGGTACAGGCTCAAGAACTTTAACATTTAATTCAGCATATAAATTTACAGGTGCAACCGCACCCACACTAACAACCACTGCATCAGCTAAAGATATAATCATCTTTAAATCAGATGGCACTAACTTATTAGAAGTAGGAAGGTCTTTAAATATCGGATAATGTTTGCTTTAGTACAAGATAATGCTTTTGTTAGAATAGTAAACTCAAGCAAAGGAATAACCATTGGTGATAATCAATATCCTAAAACAATTTTTTCATTATGGACAAACGCTGAAAGGGAAGCGATTGGCATATATGAAGTTGTCATGGATGCAACTAATCAAAAAGATGAAGCTTACTATATCAATACTAATGTTAGTTATGCCTATTCTAGTGGTACTGTCACAGGAAGCTATGGCACTGCAACTGCAAAACCTTTAGATGATATTTTATTTGTAGATGGTGATGAAATCCCTAGTGACAAAGCAGTCGGTGATATTAAATCATACGGATTAAAAGGATTAGAAATAAAAAAAATTAAAGCACAAGCAAGTGGACTTCTAGCACCTACTGATTGGCATATAGTCAAAGCAACTGAAGTAGCTGATTACACTGTACCAAGTAATGTTACAACTTACAGAGCAAATGTAAGAGCAAAGTCTAATGAAATGGAAACACAGATCAACGAATGTTCTGATGTTGATGCTTTAAAAACTTTATTCACTTGGGTGTATGATGAAGATACAAATACAACCTCAAGACCATTAGCTAGTTTCCCAGAGGTGATATAATGACATTCCCAATTCTAGGTGGGAATGGTGCAGTCGCAGGTGCTTTTAGCATAGATAATTCCCTAAGATTTAATGATGATGATAGTGCTTATTTAACAAGAACAAATAGTGCAGGTAATAGAAAAACTTGGACTTGGAGTTCATGGGTAAAAAGATGTGATATTCCTACAAGTGGTAGCCAACAATTTATATTTACATCAAATAATGCCAGTAATTATTCATCAATGTTTTTTGATGAAAGTACAAACAGATTTAATTTTTATAATTATTCAGGTGGATATGTAGATAGATTAGAAACCAATGCAGTTTATCGTGATGTTTCAGCTTGGTATCATTTTTTTATTAAACACGATTCCACCCAATCAACTGAAGCAGATAGATTAGAGCTTTATGTAAATGGATTAAAAGTCACAAGTTTCGCAACTGCAAATTATCCTACTCTTAACTATGATAGTTATATGAATGTATCAGGCTACAACAATATTATTGGTAGGCAACAAGTAGGTGACTCAGCTTTATTTGATGGGTATATAGCAGAAACACATTTTATTGACGGAACTGCAAAAGCACCTACTGACTTTGGAGAATTTGATGAAGATAGTGGTATATGGAAACCCAAAGCATATGACGGAAGCTATGGCACGAATGGTTTTTATTTGGATTTTGAAAACAGTGGTAGTTTAGGTGCTGACCAATCTGGTAATGGTAATAACTTCACTGCAACTAATTTAGCATCTACTGACCAAACAACAGATACACCGACTAATAACTTTGCTACGATTAATGCGTTAGCAAATCAGTTTCAACCTGCAACTTTATCAGAAGGAAACACAAGAGTTGATTTTGATAATGGTGTTAACACAAAGTATAATATCTCAACAATAGGTGTTTCATCTGGTAAATGGTATTGTGAAGTGAAAGCAGTGACAATTCCAGATTATGCTGAAATAGGTATAGCATCACGACCTTGTGCAGTAGCTGATGATGATAAATTAACAAGAGCACAATATAACTATGGCTATGCATCAGAGGATGGGAATGTTAAATCAAATAATGGCTCAGGTGCTTCTTATGGAGACACTTATGATGATGGAGACATAATTGGGATAATTTTAGATTTAGATAATAACAAAATATATTTTTCTAAAAATGGCACTGTTCAAAATAGTGGAGATCCAACATCAGGTGCAACAGGAACTGGAGCAATATCAATTCAAGCACCTTCAGGCACACCTGACGGAGTTTACTATTTTGCAGGTGGCGATAATAGAAATAATTTTGATACAAGAATGGATTTTAACTTCGGTAATCCTGCTTTCTCAATCACATCTGGCAACTCAGATGGAAACGGATATGGAAACTTTGAATACGCACCCCCTAGTGGCTATCTAGCACTATGTACTCAAAACCTAGCAACTGCATTATCCCCTACGATTGATGATGGGAGTGCTTATTTTCAAACTGCTACCTATTCTGGCACAGGTAGTTCTTTATCAGTAGTAAATGATGGAAACTCAGATTTACAACCAGATTGGATTTGGTTGAAATGTAGAACAAGAGATGAAAATCACAGTGTTCATGATTCTACTAGAGGTGTAGATAATTTTCTTGCTTCAAATCAAACAAATGCAGAAGGAACTGAAACAGATAGATTAGAAAGTTTTAACACTGATGGTTTCACAGTTAATGGTGGAGATGATAGAGTAAATATCAGTGGTGCAACCTATGTCGCTTGGCAGTGGAAAGCCAATGGTGGTACTACCTCATCTAACACTGATGGCTCAATCACATCTACAGTTCAAGCGAATACTACTGCAGGATTTAGTATTGTGACTTATACAGGAAATAGAACTGCAGGAGCAACAGTTGGACATGGATTGGGTGTAGCACCTTCAATGGTAATAGCTAAATGTAGAACTGCATCAGCAGGTTTTCCAGTTTTTCATGCATCTTTAGGTGGAAGTAATTTTGTAAGATTAAATGAATCATCAGCATCAGCATCAAATTCTGTAATGTGGAATAATACTGCACCTTCTTCAACTGTTGTGACTTTAGGTGGTGGTGATGAAACAAATAATGATACAGGTGGAAGTATTATGTACTGTTTCGCAGAAATTGAGGGTTACAGTTCCATAAATTCTTATACAGGGAATGGAAGCACAGACGGAACATTCGTCTATACAGGCTTTAGACCTGCACTTGTAATTGTTAAAAAATATTCTGCAGGTGAAAATTGGAATATGACGGATAGTACAAGAAGCCCATTCAACGTATGTCAAGCAGGATTAAGCCCAAGCACATCTTCTCCAGAAGATACATCAAATGGAGTGAGAATTGATTTGCTGTCCAACGGATTTAAAGCACGAGATACTGCAGGGCAATATAATGACAATGGTGCAAATTATATCTTCATATCTTTTGCAGAACATCCATTTGTTGATAGCAACGGAGTTCCTGTCACTGCGAGATAATGAAACTATTAATATCAATTTTGTTTCTATTTACTGTTGTAGCAACATTCACAGATATTAAAGCTGAAACAAATACTGTTAGTTCTACTGTAGTTAATAACACCCCACCCACTGCTAATTCACCTGCGGTCAATATAGTCAATAGTGATGTATGCAAGACATCTAGCGTCGGTGCAATTCAACTGCCTTATATAGGTGCATCTGGTGGCACTACAATAACCGACCTTAACTGTGAAAGAATTAAATTAGCTAGAAGCCTTTACTCTATGGGAATGAAGGTTGCAGGTGTTTCTATCCTTTGCCAAGATTATCGTGTTTTTGATGCTATGATTATGTCTGGCACACCTTGTCCATATATGTCTGATATAGGCGAAGATGCATTATCTCAATGGGAACAAAATCCTAATAAAATCCCTGAAGGCAGTGTCGCATTAATTAACAACCAACCTACAGTTCAAGAAACAAAAGAGGTAGATAATGATGGTCTTAAAAATTTTGCTCTTATGGCTCTTAGTTTACTCCTCATATTCTAAAGCTGAAGATTGCTCTACTGACACTATAGGTTTATGTACTCCCTTAGTGACAGATATCATTACTGAAGAAAAAGTCATTGAAGAAGAAACTGATAGTACAGGTATTTATATTACCGAAACAATCACAAAAACTACAACTACAACCACAGTCACGAATGAAGATAGCGGAGATATTTTAGATGGCAGTAATGGATTTGTTTCTACATCTAAAGAGGGTGATATGGATATAGATTGGGGTGGACAGGGTAGTGCCTCAATGCCTTCTGGTAGTTATTGTAATCAATTAGGCACAGATAAATGTGCTGAGATTACAGACGCTAATTTAACCACTTTTTATCAGCAGGTAGATATTTCAGAACTAGATATTAATTATGGTGGCACTACTGAATATACAATCAAAGTAGATAAACAAGATGAACAAGATAGTGTTTATATGAAGGTTGTAGGTAGAAATGGAAATACAGAAGTCTTTAATGGTACTGATGTTTTATCAGCTTCTGGTGTTAATAGTGGATATCAACAATATCAAGGTAATTTTGATTTCTCAGGAAAGATAACTAATCTCATTATTGAAGTAGGGGGTAGAGATATTAATCTAGCGGTGGGCGTTCTATTTGATGATGTGAGTATTAATGTTTTAT